CGGATCCACCCTCTCTTTTTAGAGAGGTTCTTGGGCACCAGAGGTGCCCCAGTGTATCTCTCGGACTTGTGTCCGAGGGATCAGCAACAGATACTGTTGCGAAACCTTTATTTTAAGGTTTCTGAAGTCTTCAAGAGAAGACTGCGTGACCGGCTTCAAGCCGGTCACCTCAACCAGGTAAGATCCTGGTTTCACACGGCTAATGCGGCCGTGCTACCGTACTATTGTACGGCGGAGTCACCCTGCGACAAGCAGGTGGACAGACTAGCGCGTTGGGCGCTAGAGAACTGCGCAAACAATTATGCGAAGTTTCAATCAGATTTCAAGAGTCTGAAAAAGGGCATGCGCAAAGCGTTTGCACTCACCGGTAGAATCGATTCCTACCGTGTACAGGCACACATGGTGCCGTACTACGAACTCTATAAGCGTAAGCTTGAGTTCGAATCCCCAGCTGAGCTGGGTAGATACGTGCTAACCTGGTGTCAAACCAGGGCAACAGGCATGGCGGACCATGTCATGGTCCGCGCTTCTCTTGATAAGTTCAAGAGAACGGTTCAGGAACCCTCTGAGAGGGTTACTATTCCTGAGCCTTACCTCCTGGATGCAACCAGGATGGCCGTTAACACCGCAGGTGCTAACGCGGTCGTGTCTGTTGGCACGACGTCTTGCCTTGAATCATCAAGGTCAAAGGGGGGAAAGACATCTTTCCTCCAGCACACGCTTGCGAAGAAGCGTGTGCTCAGGTTCAACTATGATTTAGTTGACCTCACGCCCACGGCCATAGAGCCTAGGGCGGTCCGAACACCAAAGGATGTTCTGGACTGGGCAGTACAAACTGCCTTACACCACCCGACTTACATCAGGTGTGTACGGGTCCACGCCGTAGTGGAACCGTCTAAAGCGCGCACGATCACGGTCGCGCCCTACGCCTATCAAGTGATAATGGGCGTCCTGGCACACATGTACCAGGCAACCTTACAACATAAGCATGTAAGGAGCGGCCTGAAAGCAGACCGCCACCTCTGGAGATTCGTCCAGAAGACACTCAACCCGCAGTCGGCTGAGTGGCAGCACCTTCCTGAAGGTGCTACAATCTATGCTTTGAGCACAGATTTGTCCGAAGCAACAGACTTCGGGAATCTGACGGTAAGCCGTCAGATATGGCAATTTTTGATAAAATTGTCAAAGCACCTACCAGGGTTCCCTGTAGGGCTCGCTGTACTGGGTAAGACCCTGTACAACGGGGCACGATTCTTTTTCGTGCCCGACCAGCGCGGCAACTACGAGCTGGTATCCAGACAAAGAGGCTGGATGATGGGAGACATGATGACTAAGGTCATCCTCACCATCGCTCATGATGCTATATGCAGGATGAGCCGCCTACAAGTTTATTCTCTTGTGGGCGATGATGAAATTGCGCTTAGCGCTTCAGTTCATCAGTTAGCAAATCAGATTGCTAACCTTCAGACAATTTTCAAAGTGTCTGAAGAGGACACGTATATTTCGTGTCACCTCGCATTTTATTGTGAGGAGGGAACGCTAGTGCCTCAAAAGGCAAGCGCTTCTAACCACGTCAAGATGAGACGTGGTGAGGAGCTTGATTACTTGGATTATCCAAGATTCAGGCTCCTACTACCTCAG